GCTCTAATCGCGTCTTAGCGGTGCTAATCGCTAGGCTGATAACCTGATAGCGGGCTAGAGCGCACAGGCTAGAAGCTGGATAAGCGCATCAAAGGACTGAGGCCAAGGTGGAAGCCTGGAAACGACTACGCCAGCGACTGTGTGATTTTTAGCGCAGTCGACAGCCTAAGTGCATGTTTCTAAAGCCAAATGAGCGCTGGACCCAGCAGGGTGTTGACTGCGACTGTGACGTATAAAAACCTTTATTACGTAATGTATATATAGGATAGGTATACCCTTATATCCTTGTGCGTATTATTTTTTGTTAAAAGTCGTAGTCAATAGTCAAAAGGATACCTAAGTGCTTAAAAACAAACAAAAATAAAACGACTACCCAATGACTGTGCGAACGATTTTGACTATGCCGCTAATAGTCGAGCTGCTGTAGTGTGAGCTCCCAGTGCAGAAGCACCGGGAACTTTGGTCGTCATACCCCGCAATCCCATCCAACCACGTGTGACAGGGAGACTTCATGTGTGGGCCAGGGCTTTAGCTCCCTGAGATACTCCACGGCCCAGAGACACGTTCTGTCCATCGTGCACGCCCGCTTGAGCGGCTGCATTGTTCTTCACCGAGGTGCCCTTTGAGGAGTCAGTGCTGAGGCCAGGGGCAATGGTGTTAAGGAAGTCCTGGACGATCCTGGCCTTTTCGATCAGCACCAGCTCCATCCCTGAGGTGCTCTTGGCCTGCTCTCGCACAGTGTCAAGGGACTGACGCAGCGCATGGAGCTTGGCGTTCACCGCGGAGGCAAAGCCCACCAGGTAGGAGTTCCGTTCAGCCGTCACAGAAATACCCCGGGCCCCTTTGGTGGCTTCAGCGAGGACATGGCTGAACAACCAGGTTGCTTGGTCGACGTCGCTCCTGTATCCAGCGAAGAACACTACCTTCCGATCTGAGCGCTTGCCAGTCGGCGTCGGCAGGACTTTATACCAGCCCTGGGTTCCGGTAAGTTCCTCGATAGGGCTCATGACGAACTGGGTTACAATCCAGTCAAAGCGGGTTATGACCGTTTCGGATTGGAACATATCCGGGTCCTTCGCACGGACCTCATCTTCGGTGAGGCCAAGCGAGTGCAGCATCTTGGCTGCTTTGGCCTGGCGGGACTTGGCTTCAGCCTCAGTGCAGCCAGCGTCGTCCAGCAAGGTGGCAATTGTCTTCTTCAGGTCATCAGTATCACGTTTGTTGGACGAGTTAATATCACGTCCGTTGGACGAGTTAATATCACGTCCGTTGGACGAGTTAATCTTGCGGGTCATCACTTCTCTCCAAGTTCGGCCCGCTCACGATCGCGGCGCCAGGTTGCTTCTGAACGGGACATGCCGTTCCACTTTACTCGACCATCCACAAAGACAGCCCAGGAATACAGGTCATCCCCTTCGTGCTTGCGCATGGTAACCCGTGGTTTCTTAGCCATTAGGCTTCTCCTCAAATTTAGGGGCCAGGTCTCGGAGCAACTCCTGCTCGTTCCAGCCAGTTTGCATTGCGATGGACTGAGCTGCACAAGTCCAGTCCAGGTCTGGGTGGTGCAGGAGTTTCTCCTGCACCATCTCAGTTACCTCATTCAGGGTCAGTTTTCGGGCCATGTGTATCTCCATTTTGGGACTGCGTCCCATAAAGCTTGTGGAACTCCATGACAGATTGCTCTATCGTGGGCATTTGGTTTTCCCTCACCAGGTTGCAGGCGTTCCTCGAAAAGAAGGTCAATCGTATCCCATTAACCAGTAGTAAAACCAGCAACCCAAAGAGCAAGATATTCGCCACTTTGGTCATGCACACACTCCTTGTTACTTAGAACGCGTTCTAAGTACTTTCCATAATCCCCCGAGGCTGCACGATCGGTCTGTGCAGTCTCGGTCAGGCTCGGTGCTCGGTTAGCCGCTTAGTGTATGATGCGCTTCTGGACGACGATTTTCATAATGGGCTCGATAGTCTGAGCCAGCGGCAGGTAATAGTCCAGGACAGTGACTTCCTTGACAGGCAAGGTGCCGGTGAACCCTTCAGGACGCTCACACACTTTGGCTGAGATGACCACCCTAAGATCGGCGAAGGTCCTCGGAAATAGCCCGGGGGCATCTTCGTCGTCCTGGTAGAATTCCGAGATGCCCTCCCACATTTCGCGGGCAAGCTCCTCGATCAGTTCCTCCGAGTAGCGCAGGGCCACGAAGCCACACTGAGGCGAAGCCATCAGTTCAAGGTCTAGGTCCTGGGCTTTTGCGTCCTGCTCAGCATAGACGTCTTCGATGGTTGCGCCTGAGTAGAGATAGGCGTGAGGGGTATAGGTCATGGTTATTCTCCTGTGTGACATCGTATGAATAGAATATCGCGAACTGCGGAAGATGCGAACCTCTATTCTCTCTTTCAATTCCAGTGCTGTGACTGTTGGACACATATCAAAGCATTAGGTCAAAATCTGTGCCGCCAACACTTAGGGTTCGCCCATCCATTACGCTACCAGAGGACGAGCCAACAAGGGCACCAACCCAGTGACCAGCGCAGAGGCGTGCTGGCTTAGGAGCGGGACTAGCAATGCTGGTTCACTGGCGTTAGGTTGGAGCCAGCAATGCTGGTTCACTGGCGTTAGGTTGGAGCCAGCACTACCGGCCGCCGGCTTATCGCCAGCCCAGCAGAGTTAAAGCTCCACTGCGCAGGTAAGTCTGCTGGCCTCCATCACCAATGAAGATGGTCTTGGCTTCAGCCTCAACCAGCTCGCGCTGCAGGACCCAGTGATCCTGGGCTTCGCTGTCATCATCGTCGGGCTTGGGGCCATAGTCTTCATCCCATTCGACCATCGGGTCGTGCAGGACAACGTCGCCAATCCTGTGCTCAAAAGGCCATAAGGGCTGCATGGCCAGCAGGACATTTGGATCAACCTCCAAGTCGTCCAGCCAGTCCACATCAACGACCAGCAACGGGTTGATTTCTTGTGCTTGGTCGACGAGGGCTGAGATGAGTTCAGAAAGAGTCATTGGAACGTTCTCCTTTATAGGGCCAAGGCCCTGTATACTAGGTAGAGCTTCAGGGCGACCAGAGCATAGCTGGCCATGAGAACCAGGGCGTCAACAATGCGAGAAGCCCGGGAGGGCACGAACGTGGTTATCCCACATTCGTGCCTGGTGTAGCTGTCGTTCATGCCAGCGGATCAGAGACCAGTTCGCTTTCCTCGACGATCTTGTCCAGGATAGGCGTTGGTTCGGCCTCACAGGACTCCAGTCCTGTGTGCTTCACGGCCTTTTTGCGAGGGCGCACAGGCATCTTCACATTCGGGTCAGAGTTCAGCTTGGTGTTATACCAGCGCAGGCACTTGACCGTCGTGTTGGCCTCCGGGAACTCTTCCAGGACACGCTCCAGGACGTAATCGTAGGGGTGACCGACCGGCTTGCCATCCTCATTGGACGCCACGGCGACTAGCAGGGCCTCGGCGACTTCCCGGATGGTCTTGTTACCCCGTGCCGCCCGCATGGCCGCGGCGACTTTCTCGACCAGCAGGTCTTTGCGACCGTTCCACTTGGTGATGGCCTCGACGCCCTGGAGGGCATCGTGCTGGGCGACGAGTTCTTTGATGGTCAGTTCATTCAGGGTGGACATGGTAGTTCTCCTTGGTTGGTGCGACTGTGTGTCGCTGTTGATAGTTATAGAATGTCGTGTCTCTCAAGACTTGTAAAGTAGAAAACCGCGGGTCATTCATTGTTTGTTGCAGGCACCCGCGGTATTCTGTTTCAGCCCTTCAGTTTTACCCGGCGGAGGCGTTCGGTCCAGACGCCCAGCTCTTCCATTTTCTAACTAGCCGACTGGGTGTTGTCTCCAAATAGGGCAGAAGTGCCCAGGAAGATTGCTGGTCGCAGAAGCTTCAACAGTCCAGCCAAGTCGCTCCCAGTTGACTAGGGCAACAACCTCAGCCCAGTCGTCAGTCTCCAGAAGGGTGCTGTCATCAGCAGGCAGTTGGCCTTCTTTGTCCAGTCGGCACAGAATGAACCGGCGCCCATCAAAGTCTTCACGCTCTCGAGGGTCAGGATAGTCTATCCAAACCAGGAAGTCATTTCGCCTGAAAGACGGGCAGGGGTCATTCCGCCAGCTCGTGTTCTCCCAGCCCTCAAGATCGGGCAGGGAAATAATTGGGTAATCCGGAAATTCGGATGCCAGGGTCTGTGGAAATAGGGTGGGCATCAGGGGTTAACCTCCATTTGGCAGATGTCCGTGTCAAAGGTGTCACCCAAACCTGAGGTGTCCTTGGCCACAAGGGTAGCAGTCATCGACTGGGCGAATGTTTCAGCACTCTGGTAAGACGCCCAAGCGGAGTGGTGTTTCACCCGGCCAAAGTCAGCTTGGTCCGTGATGGTGAGAATGTAAACGTGGGCCATGGGCTTTCTCCTGTTCATGGGTTAGAGTGGTAGTCACAGGTAGGCACCCACCACAGGTGCCCACTTCGAAACTATCACAGGTCGAGGGTGAGTTGAACCTCACGGGTTCTCACAGGTTCCCTCTTTTCCAGGAGACCAGCCTTTCTCATATCGCGGGCAATGCTCGCGACGGACTTGTCCGTGGTCCGGGCATTGGGGAAGTGTTCGCGGGCTTTATTCGCGATGGCCTTATAGGAGAGTTCGCCCTCGAGAAGAAGGGTCTTCACGACGTGGGTACAGTTCTTGAATGTGGACATGATAGTTCTCCGTTATGGGCCCTGGGGCCTGATTTGACGTTGGGTAAAGAGGGTGTGACTTTTACATCACGTAGGCCAGAAGGTCCTCAAGTCTTTGAACCCAATGAGGATGGTCTTCTCCTATATTGGACATTTCAAATTGAATAGCCATACGTTCCAAATCAAGACAGTCCTTTATGGACAGATCATGAAGGACCTCATCCGAAGAGACAACCCAGCATTCCCGCAAGCGGGTCTCATATTCAAATTTTGTCATTTTATTTGATCCTTTGTTCGTTCGTTCGTTTCGCGTCTCGTATTAATAGAATAGGCCTAAAGTACTAACAAAGTATTAACGTTTTCTGAAATATTCATGAACTCTTCGCACTGCATTCAGTGGGGGTAGAGCCCAGGACATACTACATGCAGCGCGCCCTGGCCTGTTTTGGCACAACGGTGAATGGTTTGAAAGTGAAAGTTCAAGTCTCTAGTAGCCTGTTTTGGCACAACGTTAAATGGTTTCAATAGCTGGTAACTAGAGTAGAGATAGCCTTTCCATGCAGGGCCCCTTGGAACCTGAGCACGCGAGCAGCATCAATGACCTCATAAAATATGGAAAAATAGGTTTGGAGCCAAAGTTCCTCCCAGTCTAGCAAGTTTCTAGGAGGTTCCAACCTCCTGAATAGCCAACGCTGGTATACGATGGTGCTGTAAGGTGGCTATAAGGATCAGAGCCACAACATAGAATTACGCGAAGCTCAGAGCTTCGCGAACTGAGGAACCAACATGGCGATGCACCGACCCTCCAAACACGTTACAAAGCCCAACCACAATCAGAAACGCTCAAAGGAGCTTCTGGAACGGTGCGTTGCGGAAATGGCGGACTGCGCCAATGTCTCGGAGACCGCCCGTCGGTGTGACATCACGCCCTGGTTGATGTATTACTGGAAGCGTCGCAGCGAGGATGGCTATCCAGGATACTCCATCGACATGGGCGGGATGGATGATGATGGAAATCTGTTGGTCGCAGAGTTCCATGAGGCTTGGGACGCAGCGCTGGAGATTGGCAATGACTACTTGGAAGAGGAAGCACAGCGGCGAGCTGTTGCTGGCTACGAAGAGCCAATCGTGCATAAGGGAATTCAAGCATTCGTCCGGGACGCGACCACTGGTGAACTCGAACTGGATGCCAACGGGAAACCTATTCCACTTACTATTCGCCGCTACAGTGACCGGTTGCTAGAGATTTTGTTGAAGGCACGCCGCCCCGACAAGTTCCGCGAGAACATGAAGATTGAGGCGCACGTAACTGGTGGAGTGCTGGCCATTCCCCAGAGCGACCAAGCTAACCTCAGCGCTGAGGATTGGGCTGCACGGTTCCGGGACAATGAGGACGGCAAGACTATCGAGGGCACTCCGGTTTATACCAGTGAGCTGCCGCCCGATGGAATTGACCCCGAGACTGGCCTTGAACGGCGGACTGGTTCAACCAGTGTGCGCCAGGTCATGGAACGGAAAATGGCTCAGCAAGCTATGGACCAGGACCCGGCGCTGGAAGAGAAGCAAGCAGCCTTTATGAAGTGGTATATGGAGCAGGACAAATCACCTAAGGGCAAGCCCCTTATGCAGTCTGGCCCACGTGGCAAGGAATACAACACTCGCCCTGGCTTGTCCAAGGCGGAACTGAAAGCACTTGAGGAGAGCGATCTTGACCCACTTGCCTGACGCCAGCAAAGTTGTGACCTTTCAAAAGCCGGAAGATCGCGATGCAAAAGCATACAAAGAGTATATGCTGGAAATTCTTGATGAGGCTCGTGCTAAAATTGAAGCGGATGAAGTGCATAGTTTTGCCTTTGCAATGGAATTGAAAGACTTTGGGGTATACACCGACTTTACCGGGGGCTTTAACCCAGTTCTTATTGGAGCTGCTAGTCAACTGCTACATCGGCTGAACGAGGTAGACTGATGAGTGTTCATGGTGGAGGCCAAGCGGAGTTCCAGCCTGGGTCACAGCGCATTGAATGGCGCAAGACCGACGACGGGCTGAAGGCGTTTGTCATCAAACCTAATGGCCGGCAGGAAGCAGTGGTCTGGGCACCTCAGCCTGGAAGCCAGGAAGCATTCCTCAGTTGCCCCATTACGGAAGTCCTTTACGAGGGCACACGCGGCCCGGGTAAGTCCCAGCCACTAGATACCATTGTCTATACTCCTACGGGCCCGCGACAAATTGGGGCCTTGGTTGTAGGAGACTTGGTTTCTGGCAGTGATGGAAAGCCGGTACGGGTTACCGGGGTCTACCCGCAGGGTCGTAAGGCGCTTTGCCGTCTGGTGTTCAAAGACGGGACAAGCACGCTCGCGAGTCCGGATCACCTTTGGCAGACAGCGGCAACTGGGCCAGGGGCCCGCTGGAACAAGCGCGTGCTGCGGACGCACGAAATGAAAGAGTGGATGGCTAAAGGCAAAGCCCTCTCTGTTCCGTTTATGTCAGGGCCTTGGGAATGCAAGCCAGCGGACCTGCCAATTGACCCGTATCTCATGGGCATGTTCCTCGGTGACGGCTGTTATCAAAAGTATTCTGTTGCCATAACCACAACGGACCAAGAGACTATAGACTGGCTGCTAGGCCTTGGTTTCAAGTTCAAAGCGCCAATATCGTATAGAGCGCCGGGAACGCAGATGGCACATGCACTCCGGACGCTTGGTTTGGAAAACAAGACGTCGGCCCACAAGTTTGTTCCGCACTGCTATCTACAAGCCTCGGTCGACCAGCGATTGGCCCTGTTACAGGGGCTCATGGATAGCGATGGGTCTGCAAAAGCCGAGAAGAACCGTCTTCGCTTTGGCTCGATTTCCGAAGCCCTTGCCAAACAGGTGGCATGGCTACTTCGTAGTTTAGGTGGCCAAGCAACAGTCTTCAAAATTCAAAGGCCCACAGAAGACCGGCTAGAATTTGAGGTAACGGGCTATCTGCCAGATATGAAGTTCGCGTTCAGGCTGACACGTAAGAGGGCTAAGGTTAAAACTAGAGAATTTAATAATCCGAGTAGCCGGGTAAAGAAGTATGTGTCTTATATAGAGGAAGTCGAACCACAAGAACAGGTCTGCATATCAGTGGAAGCTGACGACCACCTCTATCTTACTGACGATTTCATAGTGACCCACAACACAGACGCCCTGATTATGGATTTCTGCCAGGACGTCGGCAAAGGCTGGGGCGAAGAATGGCGTGGCATCATCTTCCGCAAAAGCTATCCTGATTTGCAGGACGTTATTGAGAAGTCCCGCAAATGGATCCCTCGTATCTGGCCAGGTGCCAAGTATAACGAGACCAAGTCATTCTGGGAATGGCCAACTGGTGAGAAGCTCTACTTCCGCCAGTTCGCCAAGCCTGCTGACTATTACAAATACCACGGCCACGCATATCCCTTCATTGCTTGGGAAGAACTTACAACTTGGCCCGACGATAAGTGCTTCAAGTCCATGTTCTCTTGCTTGCGTTCCACGAAAGTGGGTATGCCCCGCAAAGTCCGCGCCACGACCAACCCTTATGGTGTCGGGCACAACTGGGTGAAGATGCGCTATCGTCTTCCAGTTAAGAAGGGGAATATCATTGGGCAAATCATCACCGACGCACGCGACGACGCAGGAGAGCTTGAAGCTCCACGGGTCGCCATTCACGGCTACCTTGACGAGAACAAAGTCCTGCTCCATGCCGACCCGCACTACAAGCGCAATATTCGCACTGCTGCGCGCAATCCTGCAGAACTTGCTGCTTGGCTCGATGGCTCCTGGGACATTGTCGCGGGTGGTATGTTCGACGACATTTGGTTCATGGGCAAGGACTACATCGTGCTTGAGCCCTTTCCAATCCCGGCAAGTTGGCGTATCGATCGCAGCTTTGACTGGGGTTCGAATGCTCCGTTCTCCGTTGGCTGGTGGGCCGAAAGCGATGGCTCCGATTATACGGATGCCTTCGGTCACCGACGCTCAACAGTTCGTGGAGACCTATTCCGCATTGCTGAATGGTATGGGTGGACAGGAAAGCCAAACGAAGGCTCTCGTCTCTTGGCATGGGAAATCTCCAAGGGTATCATCGAGTTTGAGCTTGAGATGGGATGGCGCAACAAAACCAACCGTCGCTGGTCACGGGTAAAGCCGGGTCCTGCAGACAACGCTATCTTCGACGACGAGATGGGCCGCAAGAAGGATGATCCTAGCGCGAAGTCCAAAGCCACTGATATGGGTCAGCCTGTTCGCATCGACGGCCAGCTCTATCATGGCGTGCAGTGGGAATACTCCGACAAGTCACCGGGCTCGCGCAAGCAAGGCTGGGAGCAAATGCGCTCTATGATGAAGTCAGCCATCCCGCCTGAGAAGCGCACTCCTCCAGAAGAGGGCTTGCGTGAAAAGCCCGGTCTGTTCATCTTTGAAACGTGCGAGCAGTTCCAACGAACCGTGCCCGCTCTTCCTCGTGACGAGGATGATATGGACGATGTAGACACCAACGCTGAAGACCACATCGGTGACGAATGCAGGTATCGTGTCCGCTTTAAGCGGCGTAATGTCAAGTCCGGAAGCACCACTGGTCATCATTAAGGGAGAGACCCAATGTCCGTTGACGAAAAACACCCTCAATATGACCTGTTCGTTGAGGACTGGACGCAGATGAGCGACACCCACAAGGGTGAGCGCACAGTCAAAGATGCAGGGACAACCTATCTGTTTCCGACCGCCAACATGGTGGCCGATGGCATGGACAATCAGAACCAGCCCGGTTACAAGGCATATGAGTCCTATCGCAAGCGCGCAGTTTATCATGACTTCGTGAAGGACGCCATCAACATGATGGTTGACATCATGAACCGCAAGCCTGCTCAGATCAAGCTGCCGTCCAAGATGGAGCCTCTGCGTGAGAAGATTACGGCCGAGGGACATTCCTTGAAGGCGCTTCTGCGGGACATCAACTTCCACCAGCTTCTTCACTCACGCTACGGTCTGCTGGTCGACGTGCGCACTGGCGAGGGCCCAAATGCTCTTCCCTACATTGCGACCTATGAAGCCCCGAACATCATCAACTGGGACATGGGCCGGCGCGAGGACAACAAGTCCACGCTGGACTTCCTTGTGTTGGACGAAACTGAGGAAGAACGGACCAACTTCACCTGGGAGGAGCAGGACAAGTATCGTGTGCTGCTGGCACCTGGTTCAAGTCTGACTGAACTCATGGGTGCAGAGAAAGAGGGTGGCAAAGCCAATCAGTTCTGGTCCCTTGCTGTTCGCGGGCGTGACGCTCTCATGTCCAGCGCTTTGGCTGTTCAGCCGATGATTGCAGGCAAGGGTCTTCCCTACATTCCGTTCACCTTCATCAACGCCGGCGACTTGGAGAGCTCTCCTGAGGCACCCGTGCTCATTGGCCTGTCCAATCTGACCCTGGCGATCTATCGTGGGGAAGCAGACTATCGTCAGACCCTGTTCATGCAAGGCCAAGACACCCTGGTTATCATCGGCGCCGTCCTTCAGGACGACGATGATGAGAACGTGAAAGTGGGCTCTGGTGCTCGCATCGAAGTTCCGCTGGGCGGTGACGCCAAGTATATCGGCGTTTCCTCTGATGGCTTGCAGGAACAACGTGAAGCTTTGAAGGCTGACAAAGAACAGGCAGCAGAGCGTGGTGCACGTCTACTGGACTTCGGCGACACGGCCAGGCAATCAGGTGATGCCCTACGCATCCGAGTTGCTGCCCGGACCACAACCCTGCGCACGCTCGCCATCACGGGCGCTGAGGGACTTCAACGTGCCCTGCGCCAAATCGCTGAGTTCGTTGGAGCCGATCCACTGGAAGTTATCGTTGAGCCCAATCTGGACTTTACCGACGATGCGTTCACTGGACAGGACATTCTTGAATACATGCAGGCGAAGGCAATGGGTGCTCCGCTCTCATTGAAGACCATCCACAACAACTTCCGCAAGAAGGAATTGACCGACAAGACCTTTGAGGAGGAACTGGCGGAAATCGAAGGTGAACGCGAGCTTACAATCGGGACTGTCCTTGATACTGACAAGGACGACCCTGGCAATGAAGACAATGGCAATCGTGGGCGTGGCAAGCCTGAAGACCCGCGCCAAAAGTCTGATCGCGGAACTCCTGGGCCCAACAAGACCACGGATAACTGATGGAAACCTTCGACACGATATTGGATTGGGCTGTTTTGCATCAGGTTCGCTTGATGCAGCTTTCCATTCTATACCAAGCTCAGGCTCAGGAGGAGCTGGACAGCACTGAGGCTGAGCTTGGTGATATTGCCATTGCTGCTGCAGCTTTGGTTGCTTCGACTGGGGGCCTTCGTGTAGATGATGCACGGACGCAATCCCGGTTTGAGAGCTTTCGCCAGCAGATACTGGCCGCCCGTCGTGAGGGCTTCATCACTGCATTCAATACCCTCGAAGTCCGCCTCGACC